AGGTTATGACCCTGGTGGCGATGATGAGGTATTGTATAATGCAACATTCTTTGGAACAAATTTTTAAAGGAGCTTTTTGAAATGGGTAGAAAAAAGAAAGGCGTTGTTAAACGTGCTATTATCACACCTGATAAACACTTTCCATTAGCTGATTTAGCAGCTATAAATTGTGTGAAAAGGGCTATTGAAATTGTTAAGCCCGATATATATGTTGATTTGGGAGATGTTGGAGAATGGCATGGTAGTTCTCATTGGCAATGGAAAAAGAGAAAACGTCCACCTTTGGAATACCAACTACCCTTTATTGAACAAGATATTGTAGATGTCAATAAGGGTATGGATATGATTGATGAGTCTCTTGACAAAGTAAATTGTAAAGAGAAATATATCACAGAAGGAAATCACGATGATTGGATGAATAGATTTGTTGAAGAGCATCCATATTTAGGAAGGTATAGGTTTGATAAATGCGTAAAGTTAAAAGAAAGAGGATACAAGTATTACCCTATGGGCAAGTATCTAAAAATTGGAAAGCTAGTAATGTATCATGGACATCACTTTGCTGGTATACAACACACACGAAATCATCTGACGAGATTAGGTTGCAACATTATGTACGGACATCATCATGATATTCAGCAAAGCTCACTCACTCATATTGACGGTCAAAAGTCAGCTTGGAGTTTGGGTTGCCTTAAAGACATGTCGCAAGAGCAAAATTCATGGCTTGGTGGTAGACAACATAATTGGAGTCATGCATTTGCCATTGTTGATTTCTTTAATGGTGGGTTATTTACTGTCCATATTATACAAATTATAAATGGAATGACCTCATTATGGGGTGAAGTTATAGATGGAAACTAATGGAACAAGAGCTACAGAATCAAATAGAAGGATTGATAGGCAGTTATGGTTGGATGTTTATCGCAGGATTTGCAGTTTTATTGTTTCGCTCAGGAATAGAATCGGCCGTTGAAGGCTTTAAAGTATTTTATGGAGATGATTTAAATACAGATGATGTTGTTACTATTAATGACCAACCTGCAAGAGTTGTTAGAGTTGGGTTTTTTAAAACAATATTTTTTGTATATGAAATTGGATGTGCAAATGGAAAACCGTTTGTAAAAGGTGGAAGTAAAATGGCAGTACAAAATGATAAATTAAAAGATTTTGAAATAAAAAAACCTCTTCCCATGTTAGATTTAAGTCCATGGGATGATTGTGGAGACAAGAAATGATACAAGCGGTAATTATACAAAAAGTAGTTAAGTTAATAGCAAAGCAATTTAAGCTTGATAAAATACTTGATTACGTTGAAAAACCTAATGAACTTGATAATGAAGTACAAGAATTAAAAGAACGAATTAGAAGGCTTGAAGATAATTCATTCGTTTTATGTGAAGTATGTAAAAAACAAATAAAGGGGAATAAATAATGTTTGAATCGTTAATGAATAACTCAACAATGTTAATAGGTGGTGGTAGCGCAGGTATCCTATTATGGATATTAAAGAAGGTTCCTAATAAAGATATATGCAAGTATGTTGAAGGATTCTTTTATGGATTGGGAAAAGGTATGACTTTAGGTTTGAGTAAATGGAAATTTACTAAAGACTTTTGGAATAGGACTATTGAACCTTGGTTTATTGATTTAGTAGACAACGTAATAGGTGGAGCTTTAAGAGGTTTCATTAAAGGATTAAGGATAGATAGATAATGCCTAAGCAGCAATTAGTTGTAAATAGATTTGAAGGTGGATTGAACACAGATTCTGACCCAAGAGATATTGCGGATAATGAATTTAGTGCACTTAAAGGGTATAGTGTTGATTCGGTAGGAGTAATTAAAACAATGGGTTCTCATGCTAACCATTCCGTGGTTACTGCTAATGCTACTGCTTTTACTGAAGGATACGGCATATTCCCATTTTCATCTGATTATGATGATTCTGGTGCACTTGCTTCAACAAACTATTTAGCATTAACAGATGGGACTTATGTACATATATTTGATTATGACGGCCCAGCTTGGAATGGAATGGTAAATGTAAATAATAGTAATGGGTTCTCGCTTGGAGAGACAAATACAAGTGCAACTGATGTTGAAGCTTCAATGTATGCTCCTGATGGAAACTTAAGGGTTTGCGATGGTAATTTTACTAATTATGCTAATGTTCCTAAAAGATTAGGGTTTGTAAAAAATAAAACATATGGAAAAGGCAGTAATACTAGCTATCCAACAACTCTTACTCAAGTTAGCGTTGGAAAAGGAGCTGTTGTAGGAGGAGCAACCCAAGACGGTTGGAATGTTAATAATTCATCAATTGAAACAGGTGTGACATCTTCAAATCTTAAAATGATTAATCTTGGAAGTGTCGCAAAAGGCCATATTGAAGGAGATGCTAGTGGGACTGCTATTATAACTGCGGTTTCAGGAAATACTGTAACTATTATTCATAGCGGGATTGACCATGGAACTATGAGTTCAGATAGTTCTGGAAATGGTTCTGACCATTACTATAATGGTTCAACATGTTCATTTTTTAAAAGTGGGGAGTCTGCTGTATATGGAGTTATATTTAATTATGACCATGATTCAACTTCTAATACTCATTCAACATTTGATATATGGTGCGGAGTAGCTGGAAATGTTACCCCGCAAGCAGCTGGAATAGATACGAGTTGGTCGTTTCAAGTAGGTCAATCTGATGGATATTTATGGAATGCTGACTTTTCACATGCTGACCATAAAGCTAAATGTCGAGAAGTTATATCTGCTGATTATGGTGTAACATTGCAATTTGAAGAAGGAGAGTCAGGAACAGGCGATTGGATGCCAAAATCTACAACTAGATACAAGTTTTATCATTCAACTACATTTGATGGCAATCAAGAATCTCTTCCGTCTGCATTTACAATGTATCCTACAAAAAACGCAGCAGGAGCCCAAGCACATGCGTCTATAGATGAAATGTATTTTGCAGATAGGTCTGATAGTTTAGCATTAGCAGACAATGCCATATCGGTTGCTGCTTCAGAAGTGCCAGTTACATTTGGATTGTTAGTGAGAATGACAAGTGAGCATGACCCTGAGGGCAATGGTGACTTTACACTAGGAAGTAGCGGTTTTGATGAGACCGCACAATCTTCTGTTGATTCCGCTACTAATAAAGGGGAATATAACTTTTTTGGACAAAATCAAAGAGTTACAGGTGGACATATATGGTGGGCATCAAATGAAGATGGATATTCAAACTTGTATTTATTAGCGCAATATGACCTTGAAAAAGGAGCAAAGCTTGTAGGGGCGAGTGGAGCTGAAGGTTCTGGAACATTTTCTGAATGGAAAGGGTGGGTTTATCCACCAGCGTCTAATCCCGTAGTAAGACCAGCTTGGTTTGAGGACGGCATAGGAACTCTTAATGGTCCTCCTATATTTATAACATATGAGGCTTTATTTGGCTATTCTCACGACACAAAATTAAATGCTAAATGGAAAACTTCAACAATTGCAAATGGTCGTGCATATATAGGAAATATTTTAAGACAAGAAAAATCAATATTTGATGGAGGTGGAAGTTGGGAGCAAGCTACCCCTACAACTAAAGATATAGCAAAGCAAGGAGCTATTGTAGGCTCTCCTGTTGGAAGATATGATACATTTCCTGAAGACCCAAATTATGAATTTACAACAAGTCCTGGAGATGGTGATAAAATTATTAAACTTGAATCATTTGCAGATAGATTGATTTGTTTTTATTCAAACAAACTTGAAGTTTACAATATAGAAAAAGGATTTGAGAATCTTGAATTAGAAATTAAAAACATGGGGCTTGATGGAGAGAATCCTCAACAAGCATGCTTAACTGATGCTGGTGTCGCATGGATTAATTCATATGGTGTTCATTTTTACAATGGACAACAAGTTAAAACAATTAGTGACAAGATAAGAAATCAATGGATTGGCGAAGATGGTCTTACGGCATTTTGGACAGCAACTGATGTTCCTGCCATTGCATATAATCCAAGAGCACAAAAATTATTAATTGCTAAAAAAACAATATCTCATGCAGATGATAATGATATATTAGAATTTAGCCTTAAAACTCAATCGTGGACAATGAAAGAAGATGCTTTAATAGCTAGTAAGGATAAAAGATTTACAATATATAAAGGTGATTTAGTATTTGACAATCAAGTTCAAGTACAATCTTGGAGTGATACACCTGATGATGGAGGAGGTTCAGGTAAAAATACAATTCATACAAAAGATATTGATTTTGGAACTCCTGCAATTAGAAAAAAGATTTATAAAGTATATATAACATATCAATCTGGTGGCCAAGCCACGGAAGTAGAAGTCAAATATGGCTTGAATGGAGATACAACACCAGAAGATACATTTGTTTCAAATGTATCAGGTAGAAACTTTGGAAGTGATGTTACTAGCGAACTCGATGCAGCTACAGGATGGCAAATTGCAGAATTAAGACCAACCAATAGTATAAAGAGAGCAAAATCATTTAGGCTTGCTTTTACATCTAATGCTGCAGTTCCAAAAGAATTTGAAATTAACGATATAACAATAATATATAGAACAAAGAGTATTAAATAATGCAAAGAAATTTTGAAGATAAAGTAAGACAATTAAGTACTACTAAATCGTATGCTCCTAAGATTGTAAAAAGAAAACCTTCATCAGAAGAAGGAAGAGAAGGAGATATTGCACTAGGATTGACTTCTGAAGGCATTAAATTGTATGCTAAACTTGGAAATAAATGGTATACATTTACAGCAGATGAAAGCAAAAACTCTATTGAGGGACGTTACACAATAAATAATTTAACAGCAAGTGCTGGTTATGATGCTTCAGAAAGCAGAAATTTCAATGCAACAAGCTTTACTAGCCCAAATATTGTTCAGCTACTTGCAACATTAATAAAAGATTTAAGCAAACTTGGATTTTTAAAATCCAAAATTTCGTAGTAAATTTAAGAGGAGGATAATATGTCAGAAATTATAAAACAAATAGCAGCAGGCGCTCTTCAAAGAGGAAGGAAGTATGCAGCAACTCAATCATTAGGAGAAGATTTCGCACAGGAGCAGAAGGATGAAGCGGGTCTTCAGAAATGGCTTCCTTGGGCAAAAGAACTTGCATCATATGGATTATCTGCAGCACTTGCACCTTTTACAGGAGGAACAAGCCTTTTACTTTCAGGACTTATTAAAAGCGGAACAAGTCTTTTAACTGATAAACTTGGTGATGTTTTAGCAAGAGATGTTTTTGACTTAGGAGGACAGATAAAAGATATTAAAAAAGTAGGGCCATATGGAAAAGATGCTTACGATAAAATAATAAAAAACGTAGAAGGGTTCAGAGGAGATTTAAAAGACTCTATTATGGGTTCTCTCCTAAAAGGATATACTAGTGCAGCTATGAGTAGTGGAGCAATGGATAAATTTAAATCAGATATTTCAGCAAAATATTTTAAATCTGATATAATTCCTGATTGGTTTAAAAAAAGCATGGTAAAAAATGAAAGTATATCTCAAGGATTAATAGAAAAAGACCTTATTCCATCTTGGCTACCAAACGCAGCAAACTTAGATGTTATTGAGACACAAGGCTCTAATATAACAGAAGGCTTAATCGAAAGAGAAGGAAGTTTAGATATTAATGATATAGTCAAAAATATTAGCCAAGGGAGGAAAATTTTATAATGAAATTTATAACAGGATTATTAGATAATATAAAAAGCAAAGGTAGACATGGTGATACTGAGTTAAGAATTGTTAATGATGAAGTATCGCATGTAAACAAAGATGAAGCTTATTTAATTGATAACTATGGTTTATTAGGTGAAGTTGTTGCTCAAAGTATAGGGTCTGGAACTATTAATCCGTCAACAGGATTAAGAGAGTATTACCCAGGGGCAAACAGGCCAATTGATTTAGCAGGAGGACCTGAAGCTATCCTTGATAGAAGTTATCAAGGAGCTGATTTAAACAGTTTAGTAATCGAAGGTAAAGAAATAAATTTCTCAAGAGGAGAGTTGATGAAATTTATTGACCCTGAAACAAATACATTAAAAGACCCTGGAGGTTTAGTTAGATACATAAGAGAAATGAATCCTGACTTAGGAAGAAATCATCCTTCTTTTGATGATTCTGAACTAATACAATGGTTTCAAAGAGTAGGGCCAAACTTTTTTGCTTCACAAGAAGATATTCAAGATACTAGAGAGCAATTTACCTCAGATGCAAGAACAAGAATTAATAAAGCAGGTTCAGACATGATGAGTATGGATTTTTCCCAAGGAATTTCAGGAGTAACTAGATTTGGAGATACAAATAGAAATATAACTGAAGGCCTTTATGCTGATATGTATAAAGCTGGACAGGATTATAGCAAGTCAATTTCCGAACTTAAAGAAGGGGACCTTGAATCGGGAGCAGAATTTATATATGGATTAACAGACCCTGAATCTGAGTATACCGTTATTGGAACTACAGATGAACAATTTGACCAATCTCAGAAAGGCTTAAGGTATTAGTATGGGAGTGTATGAAGATGCAATGGCAATAGCAAGACAAGAGTCAAATGTAGGTCTTGGAAAAGATACGAATAGAGAATTGCAAATTATGCAATTTCTTGAAAATATGGTTGCGACAAACAAAGATAAAAAACTTGTTAAAGACCAAAACATCATGTCTGGTCTTATGGGTAATCTTGGGACAGCCAATAGTGATGTACATTTTCAAAATCTTGATTCATTAATTCAAAACACAACAGTTCAACCTGAAAATGAACTTGTATTTGAAACTTTTAAAAATATGTTTACAGATAAAAGAGAGGCATACAATTTAGGTAAACAAGTCTATAATGACATTGCTCCTACAATAGGAAGCTCAATGGAAGAGGATAAATATTATTTAACTGAAGAAAAATTAATGAATTTTGATTTTGGTTATGATAAAAATGGTAATAGGGTTAGGCCTGAAATTGGAGATAATCAAATAGATTATTTAAAAAAAGAACTTGAGAAAGTTTCAAGTGATATTATCAAATTGGAAAATGGAAAATCTTTTAAATATGGAAAGGTTGACAATGTTCAATTGATTGACAAATTAAAAAAATATCAAGGTACTTTAACAAAAACAATGCAAGCTCGTTTTGGAGGCTTAACCTCTCAAGAAGCTAATGTTATTTTATGGCAAGACAATTATGATGAAGTTAGAAATACTAAATTAAGAAATATTAATTCTTCTATAAATACGGCAAAAAGGAATGAAGTTAAATGGCAATCTCAACGAAACAATCTTATGAAGAGTCTTAAAGGTGGAACTGATGCCGAGTGGATGCTTATGCTTGCAGATTTAGACCCTGAATTAAAAGAAATGGCACCTTCAGATTTGACTAGAACTGAGACAGGACAAGCTATTGTTACCGACGATATTGCGAAATTACAAAATCAACTTGGAGCATTGATAGAAAATGAGCAACTTAATCAAATTAATTTAATCAAAGAAAGAAAAGCTTGGCAAGTATATGATGAAACTGATACTCGTGAAGCTGGAAGCTTTGGAGATGAAGCAGATGTTGGGCCTGAAGGATGGACGCCATATCAAGAACAACGTTTTCAAGAAGGATATGGAATAGATGTCGATACAGGATTGCTTGTTAGCAATGAATTTGCTCCTGGGCAAGCAGTTGGAGGCGGTGAAGTAGTTGAGGATGATAGTGGCGATGATACTTTAGGAGCAAGAGAACAAGAAATAAAGCAAAGGCTAAATGAAATAGAATCTACTATTGGTGCAAATACAGAGCAAGCGGTTATAGAGCCTCTTATGGAAGAAGGAATGTCTTTACGAGAAGAGCTTAAAAATATAAATGATAACAAAACGGATGTCACTAATAATAATAACAAAGAGCAATTTGTAGTTCCTGAAAGTGATGACCCTAAAGAAGAAATGTCTAGCGGAATGGACCCTTATATAGATATTGCTGCTGATATTGTTAAAGATACTGCTCCTTGGATAGCTCTTGCTAAGGCAGATAAAATAGCTATACAGTCATATAACTTAACAAAAAATCTTACAAAATCAGCTCAACATATATATGATGTTTCAAAAATGTCTAACTCTGATATAGAAAAATTTTTAAAATCTGAGAATGTACAAGGTATTCTAAAAAGAATAGAAAAACTTAAAAAACAAAGAGATAAATTTCAGCCTGGGCAGGCGGCATCAAGAGCAAAAATTCAACAAGACATAGACAACCTTGTTAATGATGCATCTAAGCGACTTTCTAGAAACTTCAATACACCACAAACGACTATGAAAAGATTATTGCAAAACCCTGCTAGATGGAATTGGTTAGGATATAAACAAGGCTTAGTGTCAAAGTTAGGTTCAGGAGTTATGGGAATTGGTGGCTCAATAATAATGGGAGAAGTTATATCTTCTGCGATTGAATCAAAAACTAACTATGAAGTTGGGCAAACTGCTTCTATGATATTGCCAGAAGGACTTGATAAAACATCGGAAATTCTTGAAACTGTAGGACTTGGATACGTAAGTAAAAAATTATTAGACAGAACTTGGATTCCAAAAGTGGTTACAATGTTAACGGATGATAAAGCTAAAAAATACCTTAAGGACAAATTAATTAAGAAATATGGAAAGAAATATGGAACTCGCTATATGAAAAGATTAATTGCTTCAGGAGTAGCTGGTAAAAAATACGGACGTTATGGAATGGTAGCAGCAACAGCATATACACTTGGTGATATAGGGATGGAGCTTTACAATGAGATAATGGCATATAATCCAGAAGACCCTATTATTGCTAGAGGTCCAGAAATGAAAAAGAATAAAGAACTTAGAGAGAAAGCTAGAGATAATCGACCACTTAATCATATAGCCTTTGAAAATTTGTTTGACGAACATCATGAACAATTTCTATCTTCAATAAAAGAAAAAGAGTATGATTTAGATACTGATATTGATTATAATCCTTCATTAAAAGAAAAATCTCCTATGCAGAATTGGGAAAATAACATGATAATGCCAAGTAAAATAATCGACCCTGTAATGATGAGAGGACCTGAATTTAAACTTAAAAAAGAAGAATCAGAAAGGATTCGTTCATTAGCTCAATTTAAAGATAAATATAATCTTAGTCAAAAAGCTATAAGTCTTTTATCAAAATTAAAATCTCGAAAAATTAATTGGGCTCAGAAAAAAAAGATACAAAAAGAATTAGATAAAGAATTAAAAAAATTAGGATTGCTTAAATAAAGGAAGTATATGATTGACCCAAATAAAGCTGTTGCATGGATGCGTAAAAAGAATCCAACATTAAGTTGGTTATCGGATGAGCAGTTATATTCTATAGCTAAAGAAAAGTATCCCGAATATGACTATCCAGAAAATCCTTTTTTACCTGACTATTCAAAGACTCCAACTCCGAATAAAGAAAAAGATATAGAAGAATTTAACACTTCACCTCATAAAGTTAATGAATTGTGGAGTTCATTTAATTTAGCTGATTACTTTTCTGAAGACGGAATACCTTCTCTTGGCCTTAGCCCTGAAATGTTTAAAAATGCATCAAATGAAAATATTGTAGGATTATCACATCTTCTTACAACAGGACAACTTAAGCACGATGTTGGTGAATATGACCCTAAATTTAGAGAGAGTGTAGCTGAATTTTTTGTTGGACTTGCAAACCCTGTTGATGCATTAGCTTTCTTTGGAAGTAGTGGAGTAGGAGCGTTTGTTGGCAAACCTTTATTGACAAAAGCATTAAGTAAAAAGTTTTTTCAAAAAGCTGTTGATGGCTCTGTAAGGAAAAAAATTGTAACAAGCCCTGCTGCTTATGGAGTTGCCGAAGCTTTTACAACAGGAACTATAGGTCTTGGCTCATATATGGCTGGTGCAGGCGCTTTAAGTGAAGCATCTAAGCAAAGTATGGAAATGAAAAATCCAGAAGGAGCATTTAATAGATATGGCCCTGAGAAGTTTGCTGATGGAAGTGTAAATCCCAATCCTTATGTTGAAAGAAATGAAGGTGAATGGGATTATAAAAGTATATTATCTGAAGGTGCAAAATTTGGCTTAGAAGGTATGGTTCTTGGTGGCATAACTGCAGGTACAGGTAAAGCTATTGGCAATAAATTCTTTACAATGGGAGGCAATGCTACAAGTAAAACTGGACGAACCGCTGCTAAGTTATTAAATTATCCAACACAAACCGCTGTAGAGGCTGGAGAATTTGCATTTACTCCATACTTATGGAATGGTATGCCTAAAAAAGAAGATGGTAGTTTAGATTGGGACCAGATGGGTCATGATTATGCACATTCTGTTGGTGTTATAGGTCCATTAAAAGCATCAAATGCATTCTTTAAATCATCTCATGCTGAATTAAAAGAGCACATGGCTCATGCTAAAAAACTTTATGACATGAAAGAAACATTTAAGACCAAAGAAAAGCAAGCTTTTGATAATGTAAAAAATAACATTGAACAAAATACTGAGGTTGGAGAAAAGAAAAGTAAATCATCTAAAGATGTTGACAATATTATTGACAATGCTATCAATAAAGAAAGTAGAACGATAGCTGAATTGCTAGAGACCTATGATGAAATGGATACATTTTTAAGAAAAACAATTAAAAATTTTGATAAAGAAAATCTTACACCCGCAGAATTAAGAGATGTTTTAAATACTGGTCCAATATCCGTCAATCTTCTTGATGGTTGGATTAAGCACCTTAAGAATCTTGAAAAAGAAAATCCTACATTATATAATGAATTGACTGATAATGGTAGGCTTAAAGTAAGAGATAAAATTATTGAAGATGCTGAAAAAATTAGAAATTCATATAATGAAAAAGTAAGTCAACCTAAGAATGCTGGCGAAAAAACAGTAAAAGAAAAAATCTCCGTTAATGATAAAAGCCCTGAAAAACAAGTTCAATATTGGGAAAATATTGTAGCAGAAAAAAATAAAAATATAGAAAAAGCTATAGAGGCTGGCAGTTATATAGAAGGAAGCCAAGAAAAATTAAGACTAGACCAAGAACTTGGAGCTGCACAGGCTGAATTAAATGTAGCTAAATCCAAGTTTAAAGTTGTTACTGAAGACAAGTTAAGGCAAGAAAAGATTGAAGAGTCTGATAGGCAAGGTGTAGATTACATATCAACAAAACGAATGAAGGAAATTAATGATATTCTTAAACAATCTGATAGTTCAAAAGAATTTTATTCAGTTGAGCTAGATAATTTTAACCTTAATGACCCAGTACAAGCTGTCTCAGCAATGAAACAAATAAAACAAAGATTTGAAAAACTTAAGCAAGATATAGAGTATGAAGGTTTAAGCCCTGAAAATAAGGGAATTTCAAAGATTGAAAAGGCGCTAAAAGAACAAACAGAAGAGTTTAGGCAATTTAAAAAAACCTTGAAGGAAGTTCCCGAAACTCACAGAATGCGGGAAACTGAACTAGAAACATTGAAAGGTAATAGAAATAGAATTATCGAAAAACCTAAATCAAAGGAAGAGATTGCAGCAAAAGAAATTGCAGAAAAGCTAGGAATGAAAGACTATGATGTTCTTTTAGACACCTCTATTATTAATTTCTTCAAAAGAAACGTTGCCGATACTGGAGGAAGGACTAATGCAAATGCACTTAGAATATTCTTTGAATGGGGCAAGAAGGACGAAAGAGTTAAAAATTTCAGAGATTTTAACAGAAAAAATATCAAAGAATATTTTGATACATTTATAGAAAAAGATAAAATTGATTTCGCTGCCCCTAGTGCAATGAATCAATATATTGATTTCTTAGTAGGTAAGCAATACATAAGCCTAGACCAAGCTAGTAATCTAAAAGTGCCTATAAAACATTACCATAGCATTGCTAATGAACTAAATGTAGCAAGAAAACCAGCTAAAGAAGGGGTTAGACGGTCAACCTTAGAAATTGTAATGGACCTTGCTGATAAAGGCGATTATAATTCAGCATATGCTGGTATGTTAGGAGTAGAGTATGGAATTAGACTTGGTGAAATTCCCAAATTAAGGTCTAAACATATAGAACGTAGCAATGAAGGAGATTATTTTTTAAATATAAAAAAAGATGTAAAAAAAGCAAAAACTTTTGATAGAGTCGTTTATTTAGAAAAAAACTTTGCTGAAGGGCTTAAATCATTTTTGCAATCCGCTGAAAAAGAAAAAGGATTTGCAGGGTTAAAAACTCTGAAAATTTCACAAGAAATGAAAAGAAGAGGTCTTACTGAGAACACAAAAGACAAATCTCAACCATTTTATGATTTGCGTAAAAGAGCGTCTACTATCGGTCAGCAGACTTTAAACGACCAACTTCGAAGACAATTATATTTTATGCATGGCCATGGTAGCAAAGAGTATATAGGAAGGATTGAAAAATCTTATGATATAAGCAATGTAAAAGATGCGATAAATTTTCAAAAGAAGATTAGAGAGGCATTGTTAACTCCTGGGTTTAGAGAAATGCAAAAAACCATAAGCCCAATTGGTGAGTTTAAATTTCAAAGAGAGCCTCTTGGTCAAGCAACTTTAGATGCATCTGTTAAAAAATACATTCAAAGACTTACAAAAAGAAATCCTGGATTAAAGGTTGCATTTGAAAAAGATAAAGCATATGCTGGTAAGTTCTTAAAGGATGTAATATATTTAACTGAAGGCAAAGCTAATTTACAAACATTCTTCCATGAAAATGGCCATAGGTTTGAAGCCTTTATAAGAGATAGTAAAAATAAAGAAATGGTTCAACTTTGGGAGCGTGGTGAAAAGATGTTTTCAAATGAGGCTAAAAAGGCTGGTCAAAGTGCAAACGAATACTTTACAGATAGAGTTTCTGATTATGGTGTAGGCATGTCTCTTGGGGTTAGAAACAAGATTGTTAATTGGTCTAAGCTTATGATGACAAAGATTAAAAAGTTATTCTTTGGTAAAAGCAATTTAAATAAAAGAGATATTGCTAGATTATTAGGTGAAAAAGTATACAAAGGTTTTGGAACAGAAAATACTATTTTGCTTGGAGAGAAGCCTAAATTTCAAATCAAAGACGCTAAGAAGTTTGCAAAAACTATAAGAGAAACGTTTGACATTGCTATGGAAAAATACATTAAAAATGCAGACAAGCTTTCTCCTGAGGCTTTAAAGGGTGAAAAGAATGCAATGATTAAATTTATCGCAGAAAAATCTGGAATGGAAAACCCTGAAAATTTTACATCTATATCTTCTAGCTATAAACCTGAGCAACTTCAAAAATTTTATGAATATATACTTAGCCCTGAAATGTCATCCTTAAGAGCTAAAACTGAGCTTAGTAAATTTTTACGAGAAAAAGATAAGGCGACTACTTTAAGAGAAAGTTTAAATATATCTGCTGATAAAGAAAAACAAATATTAAAACATCTTGGAATTAAAGATGGGGATATTTTTAATGCAAGCTCACAACAAGTAAAAGAATATATATCATGGATGGATAATAGTGGATTATCTAAAAATGTTCCTAAAAAAGATTGGATTGAAGATGCTATAGGAGAAGGTATAGTAACTAGAGCTGATGTAAATAAATGGGCATTACTAAAAGAAGTAGGCGGAATGACAATGCCTGTTCAATATGTTGTTAAGGCTCTTGGACTAAAACCTTTAGCAGATAAATTATTAAATCATAATACTACAGAAATGGGACATATTGGAAGAGCTCAAAAATTTGAAAACAATATAGCTACAATTATTCAAACCCAAGGAGCTAAAGTATCGGAAGCAGAAATTGGAATAATTCAACTTGCTAAAGGACGTAAAAAGTTTGAAAAAATACAGGACTTCCTTTACCTTTTTGACCAAGAAAGAAGAATTGAAAGAGTAAAAAATAATTGGCTATCAAGTGCAGAGCAAAAGTTTGTAAGCCAAGCATTTGAAAAAAATGGTTTAGGTGGTGTCAAAAAAGGGTCAATAGCAGAACTTATAAAAAGAGAAATAGATACATACAATGAGTACATAAGAAATGAGCTTGAAGTATCTGTTAAAGCTAATATGAATGATGCACAATTTGAAGGATGGAAAAAAAGACATAATCCTAAATGGGTTGCTGAAAGAGAAGGTAATTCATATGTACATAGAGGTTTAACAAAAGAATTTTTTGAAATGTATCGACCTGACTCTCAAGCATTTGAAAAACAAGTTACAAAAAGAGCCAAAAAGCTTGCAGAGAAAATGTATAAAGAAAAGAATCCCGCAGCTACCGAAGCTGAAATAAAAAGAGGAGTTTCTGAGCTTTTAGATGTAACGGAAGAAATGGCAAGGGCTGAGATTTCTAATAGCTATGAATTTTCTGGAAGCAAATTTAAAACTGAATTTCTTATGGATAGAAATAGAACTAAACTTCCTGAAAAATGGTATTCAAACAAATTAAAAAAAGACATCGATGTATATGATACATCTTATGATAGAGTATTTAAAAAATATCAATTAGGAATGGGTAAAGCTCTTGCAAATATAGAGTATTTCCCAGAACATGTAAATCTTAAAGGTGTAATAAGTCCTGATACTAAAGCATCTATTAAAGCATTAGAACGTTCTCATGGAAAATGGGGAAGATATGTTAGTGATATTGTTCAAAGGCAATTAAATATAGGAAAGCATGAAGGAGTTTTTGAAGCTACAACTGGTACTCTTAGAAACTATGCGAATTTCCTAGCAAGAACACAACTTTCTTTTCCTACTGCGGGTTTAAAAAATGCTCTTATTGGGACATATCAAACGGCATTTGCATTTAAGTTAAGGCAAGTGGCTGGAGGCTTTTTATCTGCTACCGATAGAAACCATAGAGCTCTTGTAAGAGGACAAGGTGGAACTGAGATTGGACTTAAGCACATTGATACCTATAACGGAATGTTTAAAGGTCTTCTTGAAAAAGGTTTTAAATTTGGATTAATGAGACCTACTGAAAATCTAAACAGATATGTTGCTGTTGGAGCTTCGCATATTGACCAAGTTGGTTTATTAAAAACTCTAAGAAGATATGACCCAACAAGTCGAAAATATAAAAAAGCTTATGGTAGATTAAATAAATTTTACGAATTATCAGAGAATGAAATCAAGCAACTTAATAAACATGGTTTAGGTGGTGTTGATGGATTAAAAATGGAACCTGTTGAAAGAATGACATTGTCAAGGGAGCTTAATAAAATATATAGCAAAATGGATGCAATGGCTCATATAAAAACGCAAGGAGCGACACTTGATTTATTTATGCCTTATTGGATGGGAAGAGGTAATGTTAAAGCCCTTACTTTATTTAAAAGAATGGCATATACTGCAAGTGTAAATACAGCTGAAAATATAAAAGCAGCAGCACGTGAATCTAACCCTATGAAAATAGCAGTAGGAACAATGGGTGCTCTTGCTACAGGTGAAGTACTAATGACTGTCTATGATAAAATATTAGGACAAGGAAGACCTTCTGAGGATGGTCCTTTTTGGGATAAATTGTTAGCACTTCTTCATAGGGGTGAGTTTTTAGGTATATTTTCTGAGTGGTTTAATTATAACCAAGAGAATCCTTTTGAGCATACCATAAGTCCAGCGATATATAATCATGCATATGAAATGGTTAAATTGTGGTCAGATTATGCTGGAGATAAAAGATTCCTTAAAGAAACATTAGATAGGACTCTTCGTTCAAGCGTAAGCTCTTATAATTCCATGATGAAAGTATGGGAAAATAAAATGTCTTTAGAAACTGTTGATGGTAAAGTGAAAACAAAAAGCCAATGGTTTAACAGAGAGCAAAAAACATTTCATAAGAAATTTCAAGAATTTTTAAAATTAACCGACCCTAACTTTAAAGCTGCTGCATCAGAATATAAAAGAGATGTTGAAACAAAATATTTTGAAAGACTTAAAAAATCATACAATACTGGAGATGAAGAAGTTTTTGTAAGAACTTATTTATCTGCTTATTATGCGGTTTTAAGCAAAGAAGCTGAAAAGTTAGGAAATTATGGACTAGCAGATACACATAAATGGAAGCTTGCTGCGAAAAACGCTGAAAGAAGAATGAAAAACTATACAAGGTATTTAAATCCAAACAAAGGCTCTTTTATGAAAGAGTTTTTTGGAAAAAAATCTCAATCACAATCAAAATTAATGTATCAAGCATGGATGAAACATTTGCACCCTGATGGAATATTTAAAGATTTTCAGATAGTAAATGGAAAAATAAATCCTATCATTGGTCCTAATACAAGCGAAAATCAAGCAAGGCTAATTAAAGCTGAGAGGGAGCATTGGTTTAGGATTAGACACCTTATCGATGAAAAAACTGGAATAATAAGAAAAGAATTGGTAGCAAAATATTTCGGCAAAGATGCAATGATAAACTAATCTTGAAATATCTTTTTGATTGGCAATAATACCATCTGACTCGCATCATCATCACCACCCATTACAAGCCTAGCATCACCACTTTCATGCAACTCTTTTATACGTGATTTAAGTTGTTTAACAGGCATTACAAACCCACCTTTAATAGTGTTCTTAATTGACAATAATTGTATCCAAGTACGTGCATCTGTGGTTGATATGCCTGATAGTTTACCACGACACCTTACCTCGATTGCAATATTGCCTGTTGTAGCCCATATATCACGTTCGGTCTTAACTTCTATCCGCCCATCACCTTCAAAGACCTGTTCGACATATTTTTCACCCACTTTACCAAAGTCTAAATCAAGGTCAAATTTGTTATTTATATAATCTTCACTTAGTGGCACCCATCTACCCCTTTCTTCTATGTTGCATGGCCCAAGTATTTTAATTACTTGTAGTAAGAGTTTCTTCTGCATATTTTGCTATCAATATTGAATCAGCTGTTATTAATGTAACTCTTTTTATATAAGGACATAACTCCTTCGCTTTATCTTTAAGCCATCGTTTTCTGTGTTGTTTCTTTAATGCTTTTGGGCACTCAAAGTGCTGCATCCACGTTATAGGTAATACTGGTTTGCAATCAACCTCATTGCTAGCCATTACACCTAGCCAAGAACCATAATTTACCCCGTACGCAAACGCCCGACTACTAGCATTATTTGGACGTGCCCAAACTCTTTCCATTACTGCATATATCTCAGTCCTTGGTGTATCTCCACATATAATTGAAAATAACACCGCCATATCTTCTACTGTTTTAGGACATTTATATGCCTTTAGTGTTCCATCTTCTATAACAGATATTCCCCCGCTCTTTCCTGGGTCAATACCTATTACTTTAGAATGGCAATTCGTCTTGTTCATAAACTTTTACCTCTGGGTTTGTATACTCTTCAAATGAATTGTATATTTTAACTTTGTCTCCATCGTAGCCTAAATCAGAAGAACCCGATTCACCATATCTAACCTTTGATGCTTTAAGTCTTATTATATTCTTATCCTTTTTAGGATTAACTTTATGCTCATAGTATACAAAGAATACATTCTCTGCTACTTGCTCAATTGCACCACTCTCTGCCAAATCTGATAAGCGCGGCTCACCATCATCTCTATACTCTACACTACGATTTAATTGCGATGCCAAAACTACTGCACAATCATTCTCTTTAGCTAACCATTTATAATCATTTACTAATTGCTCTATTTGTAACCTTCTTGAATCAAATGTTCCTGAAGGTTGAACTAATTGGATATAATCATCCATAACAACATCAGGTTTAAACTTAGCTACTTCCGTAGAAGACCTTGCAAAGTCCCTAATATTATCAAACATTAAAAAATTATCAGAGCTATATAGTTCTGTTATCTTTTCTTTAACTCGTTCTAGTTCTTTAATTTCAGCTTCCTCATAGACACCTTTACGAACCATTCCATAAGATAGCTTTCCAGACTCTAAAGTAATTAACTTCTTAATCATCTCGCTATTAGGCAACTCTCTATTAAATAGAATTACCCTTAAACCATTATGTATCATTTGACTTAGTAGATTGATTAAGAATGTTGTTTTACCATGTCCAGGCCTACCCCCAACTATGGTTATCTCACCTCTTGTTAATCCACCTGAAAACTTATCAATACTTCCGTATCCTGTTTTCATTAACTTGGTCTCTTTATTCGTTATAGAATTAATAGCGTCAATAAGTTCTTTGTCAATATCAAACTTATCTCCTGGTCTTAATGCTATAAGTTCCCCAAGGTTCGTATGTGCTGACACTATCGTATCATAAACACTTTCATTACTCTCTATTGCCTTTTGCTCAATCTCTCTAGTTTGACCTACTATACGACGTAACAGATATTTTTCATACAATCTCTTACCGTAAGTTTCTAGTTTATCTAAACACTTACCGTTGCCCAATGCACTACAATCAACTAAATAAACAGGGTCAACACCTCTCTTATTGTCTTGAGGTGATAAACCTTCAGTTATAGATATTAAATCAATTGCTACTTTACTACTACGTAATCCTGTGATAATGTTCCAAAGCCTTCTTGCTCGTGATTGATGAAAAATTTCATCCGTGTGAATATACTTTGCTACATTTTCGTATTCTTCAGGATTGTGTATAATAGAGCCAAGTAGAGCATCTTCCAACTGATGGTCAATCTCTTTTGACTCCATTCTTATTCTCCTTTTTTGTTTGCTTATGCGAGTGGCCTATTACTTCACTTATATCGAATTTATTTATGGCTCTTCCAGCTTTAAACATAAATATAATCAGTATAAGTAAAATATACCTCATCAGAGCTTTCTACTCTCATAAGCTAAATACAATAGTATTATTGTAATAACTAATACCCAAATCATATATTTTAATCCATCCACTTTCCATGCCTAAGAAGGTGCCACATTCTATGTTTCAGTATTTCCCATAGCAATAATAATAAGCTATTAGACCTGTACTCGCCTTGCTTGACTAATAATATATAATTATATCTCACTCGTCATACCCTCTCTCTCAATCAGCATGTTTAAGTAAAACCTTGCCTTCTCTAAATCTTCTATACCATTCTTAAACTTATACCTTGATATATACTTAATGATATTACCTTCTAAATAGTCCATCTGATTACCATTAATATAGTCAATAGGCTCTATATCTCCATTAGTATAATGCTTAGGATGATTCACTTTATCTTCTTTCATTACCAGTTCCTATCCTTATATTCAAATCCAACCCTATATGTCTTCGTAGTTTTTTTATTCCTCTCTTGTGAGGCTGACTTAATCTGCCTTCTTGCTTTAGCTTCAAGCTTATCTTTATTTTCTTCAATATACCTTATAAGATTGCGAGTCCTTTTATTTATATGTTTCTTCTTTTTCAAAACAACTCCGTTTGACATGTTTTCTGTTTAATTATTTTAGCATACTCTGGATTAAGCTCAACACCAATCCATTTTCTACTTAATCTTTGAGCAACATAAGCAGTTGTTCCGCTTCCCATAAATG